GGGTATGCTTAACCTAGTTGTTTTGTGGCTTTCCAACTAGGCCATCAACGAATCGGGAGTCGAGAGGCTGTCCCCTCACCCTACCATATCTAAAGCACGAGTACGCACTTCCTGAACTCTTTTTGTCCAACCCTTTCCAAATGTGGCAAAAGTAGGTAATGACTCTAGGAATGCTTGGCGTTTGTCACAAAACTCATTGATTAGGGTTGTAGGATTAATTTGGCTTATAGCAGCAACAGTGTTATTCCCGATAGCACCATCAGCAAAAACACCCACGAGTTCTTGTACGAAACGAGCAGAACGACCCACCCCACTATTAATAGCACAATCAAAAATGCAATAGTCAAGTCCCGAAGGAAGAGCATCTCCGTGTATGGCATCCCAGTAGTTCCTTTTATACAGTGGTTTTACATCTTCTTTAGTCAGGGCTTTCATGTCATCTACTGTGACAGGATGTCCAATGAAAGATTCCCATACCTTTTGAGTACATCCCCAATTAGTCGGCCCTCCAGGGTCTTTTGGATTATTAACGAATCCTCCCTCGTTGACAATTACAAAATCAAATGATTTATCCCAATTTCTGTTCATTTTTATATCCTTCTATCGCTTTTAACAATATGGCATTGAATCCTTCTTGCACCACCATTTTCATTAAGTCAGCATCTAATTCAACATAAGCGTCTGCTGACCCATCTTCATTCTCAGTAAGTTCTTTGATTTCGAACATCATACTTTCATTACCTCTCCACGAAAGAATGCCAACCCCTCGTCTTCATCAATGACTTGTACAAGTTCGGGTGGCATGAGTTGTCCATTACGGAAAGTCAATACGGCAAATCCTGACCGCCAGTTGACGGCTGTGTCTTCTAAGTACTCCCACTTGTCTCCTCCAAGTGCAGCCATCGTTCCCGTATCTACACCATATTTGTCGCCTGTATAGTCTGTCCAAGGAGTTACCTTGAGAGAGTGTAGGTGACCAGTAACCATTGACACTCCGCCCTTCAGGACGTTGTTATATTGTGCATGGATACCATTGTGCCAACGGTGCTTAATCATTGTGTTGTTATTGACCATAATTGACCAAGAATATTTCCAATTAGGTAGGTGGTCTGCTAGAGCAAAGCCCTTAACACCCTCATACTGAGGGAGTACATTAGACAACTTACCGTCAAAACGCAGGTCGTGATTGCCAATAGTGCGGTGCAAAATAGCGTTACCTGAAACAGATTCAATCTCTGCCAAACGTGCTTGAACTTCATCTAACTCCTCCTTAACTGTGGGGCTATCTGCATATCCAATTCTATGGTGAGCACTAATGGTTGCGTTATCCATAATATCGCCATTCAATACTACGGCTTGTGGTTTAAGGTCTTTTACAATCTTGACAAATGCTCTATGGGCGGTGGATACATAACCAGGCCAATAGTGACAGTCAGAACCAACAACAATCAATCCATCTTCCATAAACAGATTGGTGCGGATTCTATCTTCAGGCAAAATGTAATGCTGCTTTTTATGTCCTCGCTGTGTAGATGTGGCTAGTAGGGTAATCCCTCGTTTGCCTTCAATCCTTGCACGTCTTGCTAAAACATTACGAACATTAATACCCAACTCTTCTGCTAATTTTGTTGCTGATTGATGCTTATTCCATAGTTCTATAAACTGCTCTTCACTTACCGTCGCTTGTACCATTTTTCGTCCAAATAATAGGTTTGTCGTTATCTAAGCTATAAACCTTAACAGGTTCTCCAGAATACAAATCACTCTGACAGGCAGCCCATACTGCTTCTTCGGCTTTATGTCCCAATGCCATGACTGCTAATGCTGCAGCAGTGCCACTTCCAATTGCATCTACGTCTTCGTGCTTCCAAAACTCTAAATCTTTACCTGAAATAAATAATCCATCTGAACAAAGCAACATAAAATCTGCATCATTCTCAATCTTGATAATGGGTGGCTTACCCTTCTTACCATCCTTAAAGTATTCAACAACCTTCTGAACACTCATTAAATCTCCGGCACCCGCTAACCATCCCTGAGGTACTTTAAATACCTTGGATAAGTTAAATGCTTTGGTATCGGAGTCGTCGTCTGATGTCTGACTATCAGAGACAAGAATCATTCTTTTTGCGTCGCCAACAATAGTAGTCATAGTATAGGTGAGACCACAAGGCTAGGACGGAGGGGAACCGTCAGGGGATGAGGGGGGATGAATGCCTGTGGTCTCATTTGTTAGTGTACTTTAAAAGGTTACGTTAGACCATACTGGACACCATTTATTCACCGAACAATATTCCTCACACCTACGATAGGTTGCGGGGCGGTGTTCCCAAAATTGGTCAGTGCCGAGTGTAACATTTTCTTGTGACGGATATAGCTTGATTGCCCGCTTTCCATTCTTCTTCATCAAGGCCCACTGCTCAGGAGTAGCCCATCTTTCTTCATCTGTACACATGGGTGGTTCGGCTAATTGGTGCAGTGCAATACGCTCTTTGACATAAGCCTCTGCTTCGTCTAGTGTCCACATCCTGACAGGTAAGGTCATTATGGGGCGAGCAGGGTAATCAGGGTTCTTCTGTTTCTCTCTTGGTCGCCAATCACGGAAGAGGGTAATAATCTGTAACTTGTCAACTTCGGTGTCGTTTTTATGCAACAGCCATCTAAGGACATTAAGCTGTCTTTCCCACTCAATTTTACCTGCAGCACCATAGACGGAGGTGACCTTGTAATCAGATAGCGTAGAACCCTCTAAAACGTCGAATGCACCGCCTAATTTCCATCCTAATACCTCGGCATATACTCGCTCCTCAACTCGTGCTGTACGCCCTTTATAAGCCATTTCTAGCAGGTGGTGGACAGAGCTTCCAAATAACGCCCAAACACGGTCTGAAGCATCCTCCTCCATCTCCTCATAATGCTCTCTACCTAGCTTCCTGATTAAAGGTGGCTGAATAAGCTGGGTAACGGTAATATCGCTACTACCAGGCGTGTATCCGGTATTTTGGACTGCATTGACTATTGGGTCAGGCAGATTAAATTTGTTTGTTAATTTCATTGATTCGTTCCCCTATCCATTTCATAACTGGTACTGCCATAGAATTGCCTAAAGCCTTGTAACGGTGACCATCAGGTGATTCCCCTTTTTTCCAAGGTATAACCGTATAGTCATCCTTGAACCCTTGCAACCTTTCGCATTCCCTAGGAGTTAGTCTACGGACTGCCATAGAAGCCGCATATACTGCAGCTACTTGATTTGTTACTTCTGTTGACTGCGGACTACGGCTAGGATTATTACTAGCAGTCAGTGTCGGAGCTACTATATTTCCTGCAATAAAAGTCTGTGCATGATGTGACTGAACACTTGGCTGCATAGCTTGTAGAGCAGGAGTTACTGTCAATGGAGTAGCACTAAAGTTATTGGCTTTAGCATCCTCACGAATACTATAGGCTTGAAGTATTCCAATTCCACCTTGATTTTTGCTTGGGCATGGGTTTGTAGTATCTAATGTTTTTGATAATTCTACTTGTCTACATCCACTATGTGGATTTGAAGATTTCATTGAATTACTTGCTAGGCTATCAAATGAATATGCTTGAACCAACGGTACATTACCACCGCCTGTACCCCAACGACTTGTAACTGTCTGACATACATCACCCATCTCCTTGACTCTAGAGTCTGCAGGATGAGTTTCATACGCAATCATATTAAATCCGTCGGCTCTACTGTAGTCGTTGCAAGTTGTTTGGAGACAGTTAGCAACGCTTGGTATAAAAGCTCTGGGAGTTTCTTGTTTCTTGCTTCTGCTCTTCTTAGTATCCCCGCACAGGCTTTCGGACTCAAATAGTACTCTGGCCGCAGATTCCCAGTCTCCAAGACATCCGACAACAAACACTCTTCTGCGTCTTTGTGGGACTCCGAAGTTTTGAGCGTCAAGCACCCGATAGGCGAACCCATACCCGCATTCGACCAACGCCCCAAGGAAGGAACCAAAATCCCTTCCTCCGTTTGAACTGAGGACACCTGGCACGTTTTCCCAAATGCACCACTTGGGTCTAAACTTGTCAAGAATTCCAACATAGGTGAGGGCAAGGTTTCCCCTCGGGTCTTCAAGACCTTTTCTGAGACCGGCAACTGAGAATGATTGGCAGGGAGTTCCTCCGACCAAAAGTCCAACTGAGTCAAGATTCCACTCCTTATATTTTGTCATGTCCCCTAGATTGGGAACACTTGGATAATGATGTTTAAGAACTGCACTTGGGAATGGCTCAATCTCGGAGAACCCTACAGGATTCCACCCCATGTGATGCCATGCACAAGTTGCAGCTTCGATTCCGCTACAGACGGAAAGATAATTCATTAACTAGTCCTTTAGGTGGGCTACTCACAGACCCCGAATGTATGTGAAGCAGACAAATGTCCGTTTTCGCCCGTAGGTGGGGTACTCGTTTCTTTACACTTTCCCCCGTAAATCAAAATGGAACTGATTCGTCTTCAATTTCAGGCTCAGGCTCACGACCTGTTGCCACGATAGGTAGACCAGTTTCCTCTAACTCTTTGCTCATCAGAATCTTCTTTTGAACATAGTTAGACAAGGACTCAAATACCTTTTGGTCAAAGTTTCCAATATCAAACTTGACTGCAGGATTAACCAACTCAGGACAAGCCATACCTTTTGGTAAAGCCATGATTGAACCTACATTGGCATACATCTTTGAACCATCTTTTGAAGGCTTATGTACTACACCCAATAGGCATGGAGCACCCAATACATTTTCAAGACTAAAGTTACGCAACTCTTCCGCAGTAAACGGACGACCACGCCAGGCTTCTA